TACTCTTGAATTACCTATAAACTCCCTCTCTGGCATTTTAAAAGAAGTCTTGCCAAAGGCTAATCCCTGTAATCCAAAGTTATGAATCCCTGCATACACCACATTGGTGAAGATACGGGTTAATTTAAAGGTAGCTGGCCTTACCCTTATTGATCTTTTTAATTTTCCCGTTAATGTAAGATTAGCAGCCTCTTTTAATGTAGGTGAAGTACGACCCCTTCCTAATCGTTTTCTTCGTTGTTTCCATCGTTTAAATCCAACATCAGTAAACCCTCCTTTTCTAAAGGTTGCTAAAAAGAAATTCTTAGCAACATTACCCAATATAATAGGTAGGCTTCGTTTTTTACTTGCGAACAATCGCTTGGTGAATTTGAATTTAAAACTACCGACCTTTTTTACGCTCATACAGTAGGCATGTTGAAGTTTCGTTTTTTCAAATCATTTAAAACTCTTGGGACACGGAAATAAGGATGCGGCGTATCTCCTTTGTCTTTGAATATGAAAGGAACTTTGCCTGGATTAATAGCAAATAATGAATCATCATTCGCCAACGTTGTTATCTTGCCGTCCGTTTCCTTTTTTACCTTTTCCAAATGCTTACCGAGATTAGTTACGTCCTCCTCTCCTTCTTCTAATTGAATAGTGATACATCTGCACCTATAACCGTTTGGCGGGTTGTGTGTATCCCAGAATGGATCATTTACAGGCTTTACTATCCCATCCCATGCAGCATGTTCAGGGCGCACCCTATCATCTCCTGCGGTAACATACTTTAGAAGCGGTAAAGTTTTTTCATCCCTTTGAACATCTATCCATTGGTCGGCTGATTGTGCCATTCCTACCGTTGTCTCAAATTCTGCCTTTAACCAATCATCATTATAGGTATCGAATATCTTTTTGGCATCTTGGCGAAACTCAGGGAAAGGTCTTAATTGTCCTTCGTCAAGCCGGAAGTTTATCGTATCCCTGACGTTTTGAAAGGTCTTGGCTGCGCTGAACTTATTTAAGTTCTCTCTTAACTTGGTAAGTACAATAAATTCTCTTGTACCTTCTTCAAAATCATTGAGATTACCGCCAAAACCACGAAATAAACGAGTTTCTAGCCCCTTAAAAGTATCTGAAAAAAGAATAACCGGAAGAGAAAATACCGTTATTGCTCCTGCCCATATCCCTGTAAATATATTTTCTTCTTCTTCAGGGGTTATCATGTTACAAATTCAATAGTAATAAATCCGCGATTAAAGGACGGGGAATCGAAAGTTGCATTATCAAATATACCCCCAGATTCACGTAATAATATAACATCTGTAACTCCTGTAGTTGCCCCCTGAATTATAGAGCCGCTAGATTGGACAAATCCTAAACCTGTAATACTAAGGATGTCATCAGAAAGTATCATAACGCTTACAGACTTAATTTTTGTAAGGTCGGCGATTCCATGAGAAACAAACACAGAAGTAGTTGCATCCATATTCCAATTTCCAATGGGAATAGTCTTTGTTTTTAATGGAGTATCTGTACCTGATATGTCTGTAATACTCCTAAGATCAGAGAATGTATTTCCATCAAAAGCCAATGTGCCACCAAGTCCGCTTAAAACTCCCCTGTTTTTTTCGTATGTATCAGCAATAGAGCCATTAAGAAACTCCTTATTACCTCTTGAATCGAACGTAGTTACTTTTGTAAAAGTACCATCAACAGCCTCATCAAATGGGCCTTGGGCATCTACTTTTATTAGTTCTCCACTTAAAAGAATCCATCCTTCAGTAATGCTAAATGCTCCAGTCGATCCGCTTACGACACATCCCTGAACTATAAAGTCTGTACCAAATCCTCCTAGTATATTGTTAAATGCTTGATAGATTCCATGATTTGCTGGAGAGGTAAGTCTTCCTAGAAATTGTCTTATATCATCTAATACGAAAGGTAATCCCCCTAATAAATCTGTGCGTAATTTGTCCATTACTGTCTTGAGTTAAATAATTTAATTGTTATGTCTTCTTTTACCACACCATCGAAACTTCGTCCGGCAGCATTTAATTGCTTAATCTGGTTTTTTATTCGGTCATTTGAATAATCGGGTTGTAGGGTAATATCCAAGGGTACAAGCACGCGATAATCAAAAGGAAACAAATCAGAAAAGCTGAATACAAAAGCAAGGTCTTGTTCAAAATCCCACTTACCAGGAGTTGTTGTCGGGCTTTCTCCTGGCGAAGTACCTGTATTGGCCTGGAAAACTTTATTTTCAAAAACAACAAAATCATCTGTTGAATAACTGATTGCGGTATCGAAATTATTGAACATAAAAAAATCAATCCCCTGTTCAGCATTATTGAATAGATATTGTACTTGAATGGTATTGTCGTTTATTATCTCAATGCCCGTGGTTTCCCAATCTGCCGGACTGAGATCGGGTTGCTTTCCTGTACTAGAGGTTAATGCGATATAATTCTGCCCATCGAATATTATCTTGTCTCCAATCAAATATGATTTTTGATCGTTCCATCCTTCAGTAACTTTAGCGTAAATGTCATTTAAGAATTTCTCCAGAAATATAGTACGTGCATCAAAATTTAGAAAGTTGGTTATGAATAATACAAACTGATGTAGACTGCTATTCTTTTGCCCGAAACTTTCTACTACTACGCCATCGTTATTGATAGTCTTTAACGGCTTGATTGCCGAAAACATCAACTTCAATAGATTATCCCTTCTTAAAAAGTGAGGTGTTAATTGAAACTTAATATCTTTAAAGTCTACGTTAAAAAACATCAGGTAGAAATAAAAGTCAAATTAGAAACTGTTTCCCATTTGGTAGGATCAAAAGCTTCTGGAATAGGTATGTTCACGATTGCCTTAAATGCCACTCCTTCAAAAAGCCTAAAATCCCCAATAGAATAGGGTAATGATCCATCATAAGGAATTATATTTTCAGTAATAGCTAATACATTTATTGATCCTGGCGATCCCGTCTCGTCTACGGTAACTAAATATCCTGCATTGGGTAAGTAAGTCTCAGTTGGCACAGCTAGTATGTCTTCGAAATCAAGTAATGCAAACTTAGCCGCTACAACATCTGCTACTGAATTAACCACGCCTCTGGCTAATTGTATGGCATCTGTTAAGTCCTGTACCCTGAAAGTAGAATCAAAGGGTAATCCTTCAATATATGCGTCTATAGCTTCCTGTACGGGGCTTGTGCCGTCCTCGATTAATGTTCCATCGGCTTTCATTACCAACGGATCAAACTGTATGGTATAGGCTATTTTTAACAAGTCAGGATCATCAGATATTACAATAGTCTTTGTTCCTGCAATCTTAATCTTATTCAGATAAGCCTCAAAAGCTGTTTTTTCAATAGAAGATAGTTTCTCAAGACCTGGGACTACTCCTTTGGCTATCTTTAAGGTTACCACTTCGTTAATATCTCTTGCGGAGGCTTGGGTTACGATCTGTTTGGCTAAAGCTGCGACTGAGGTAGAATCTTCAAACTTAAATGTTCCATCTTCAAACACTAACTCGTCGCCTAGTTGAAACTTCAACGCCTCGATAACATAAAATCTAATAGTAGCAGGAATGATCTCTAAGGCTCTTGTCTCTACGTCTGCCTTGAACACATCAAACAAACCTTCGTGAATAAATATAGCTACTGCCTGAACCCAGAATTTTAATTGCCATATACTAACCTTAGATGTAGAGGTAAGTTCTGTAAGTAGGTCTTGAGAGGGGTCGGGAATAACAGGAGGTTCTAATCCATCTAAACTGCTGAAAGTTTCCTTTTCAACTATTATTTCATCGAAAATGGTTTGGATACTACGGCTCATAGGAATTTACGATACAAAGTGTTTACCTCATTCATAACTGTACTTAATGCAACTGGGGGGCTTCCTGTTGGGGGTGGTGCAGCGAAATCTTCTACCTTAATCCCTACTTCTTCAGTAACCGTTTCGGGATCAAATCCATAACCTACCTTTGTCAGGTCAGTGATTATCTTAGATCGTTCAATAATTGATAATATTTCCTCTGCCTTCCACTTGAATTTAAACCCAAAAGGTATCATTCTATGGAAAACCATTCTGGGAATGAGTTGGTTGTTTATGATAAACCGTGTATTACGCATAAACGTAATAATGAACTCATTGAACATCCTCTCCTGAACTTCTGCACTACCTACAAAACTCTTTTCATCAAACGTAGCTACTTGTCCTGCAAACGCTTTAGAAATCTCTTCATTGCTCAGTTTAATGGGTTGGATAAACACATTGGAAGGATCGGTGCTTTGTCTTTCTACGAAATCTATTACATCGTCTTTGTCAAGTACGGCCCAGGGCGCACTACCCATCTGCCGTACCATATCTTCCATGTTCTTTCTACGCTCAGGATCGTTTAAGTCTGTATGTCCTTTTCTAATAGGCATACCAAAGAGTTCTGCGTATTCCCACATTTCGGTAAACATATTCTTTTTACTCAGGGCATGAGGGGTAGCTTTGTTGAATAGTCCCATATCCTTCTTTTCTCCAATGAATATAAACCAATCTCTTAAAGGCAACTCATTGTAAAAGAAGGCGTTTTCTCCATTCCTATTCCGGCCTTCAAACAAATCCTTCTTAACCAACTCACGTTCTGGTACTACGTATTCCCTGGGTATCATCTGAATATCAGGGAATCCATCGTCTTTTATATCTCCTAACTGAACCAAGGTAAACCCCCAGAAAGGAGCTTCCACTATAAAGTCAATGAACTTAAAGAACCATTCCTTTTCAAAGAGTGCTGTTTTATCTTCGTCAATCTCTCCTTGAGCGTTGACAATCATAAAGGGCTTAGACTTGATCTTATTCTTGATAGAGCTTACAATTCCTGTTATATGTCCGTCTAAGTCTACATCTTTGAATATCTTGATAAGTTCGGTTCGGTCGGGGTGGTCTGCACTCTCCGCTATTAACAGGGCTTGTCTCCAATCTCCTACATCTTCGCGTTGACGAATTTGCTGGCGAAGTATGATCTTACTAGATATCTGGGTGCGTCTAGGTTGCTTTTTGTCAATGTTCTGGACGTTGACGTTGAGCCTTCCGTTTATATCATCAATCATTTACAAAGTATTTAATGATATTATCGCTCAGGATTAAGCCTAGCTTCCATGTAATAACGGGTAGCCATATCCAACTAGAAAGGACAACCATAACACCCATTGCGCTCCATTTAAGAAGAGTTAGTGCTTTTGTTTTTACGTTTACCCAATTCATTAATCAGTCTTTACTTTCTATGGCAGCATCCAAGAATTTACGTACTGATCGGGTTGACTTATGTATCCCTATTTGCATTTCTAAAATACTAATCTTGAAATTTAGTTTAAGCAAATCTTTGTCGATAGTAAAAGTATCTTTCATTAATCAAGAGATATTATATTGCTGTAAGTTCCATCCCCATTATCTCGAACTAATGCCATGATTTTAAAGTCGTATTTGTCTCCATATACAAAACGAGAAATGTATTCGGGGGTACATTGGTGCATAGTATGTTTCCCATATTCATTTCGGAAATACGCTACGTTTCCTCGTCTCATGTAAAATTCAGTTTGTATCTGTTTGTTTCCCATTATGTGAATTGTTTAATACTGGTGTCTTAACTTAGGGTTACTATCAAAGGTTATGCTTTGCCCCTTTTCCTCATCAAAGAATATAGGCAGGTCTGCGGTTACTTTGCCGCTTTCAATCTTGCCTAACAATCTCATTGCATCGTCTTTGGCCTCTAATCTAAAATCAGGAATGTTCTTAGGGCTAATCAACTTATGAAGCTCGAATATTGCAAGATTGATTAGAATCTTCTTTATTAACCTGCTTCGGTTATCCCCTTTGGTGAAGAAGTTAGAAGGCACTACATCCCACGTAGTATCCTTAGGTATGAATCCTATAATGCTCAAATCTCCACTTAAAGAGTTCTCCGCATCAGTTCCAAACAGTATCGGTATATTGGTAGGGAATGTCTTTATAGCGGGGTCAAATATCCGGCCTCGGTGTCCGTTAAGGTGGTTTTGTCTTGTAAGATGACGGTTGTGGTGGTGATCAAAGTCGTCCATTAAATCCGCAGGGTTGAAACTAGCAATACCTATTGAGTTGGTGTCGTTGTCTCTCTCTGCTGATGAGTAGTAAATCTTAATAGTCGATTCTACTCGTTTTAAGAATATAGTCCTGGTCTTATCCCATCCTTCGATTAGTTCATGATTGCCTGTGAAGTTATTGGTAGAGAAACTAAAAGCGGTATCAGGCAGGTTTCCCGTGGTGGGTTGGAGGGCAAAGTAAAGAGAAAAGTTCTCAGTTACCTTATCCCACTTAGTTGGATCGAATGGCTCTGGTGTTCCTATATTGGTATTGGCTGCGAATATATCATCTAAAAGAACTCCGTTTACTGTTTGAGAGAAGCTGCGCCTGTCTCCTGTCGAGTAGGTTATTGAGTCGTCGTAGGCGGGTTCTGAGTACTCTGTTAGGTCGTTTATCTGGAACGTTTCAGCTAGGGTAAAGGGGATAATGTCTTTGAAAATCTTACGCACATCATAACGATGGCGTATCATGACTTCTACTATTTCCTGAGTGTTTAGCTCGTTTTCTTGACGAACTTTATCGGGGGTAAAGGAGGTGGTTTGAGATAATTGCTTGAGAATTATATCAAGGTCTTGTTCCCTGATTTCTGTAAAATAATCCCGAAGACGTAAGAATCCCATAACTAAATTTCTTCAAAACTACAAATAATTTAGATATGTAAAACCGAGGCTCTGGTTTTTTATTCGTCTTTATGCAAACTTGACACACTCCTACATTTACTACAAACGTGTGCTTGGTGTAGCTTCTACAGTGTTCACAGAAAAGGAGGTTATTAGTCATCGTATTAGTACCCAATTATAAATTTGATTATTACCGTCCATAATATCTGTATTTGTAGATACTCCGCAAATATCTTCTAGGCATCCATACTTATCGGCAGTACCTACTTCCGCGTTCGGGTCTTGTTCTTTTAGTTCCTCTATAAGCTCCCTTACTTTCATCTTGAAAACCTCTTTAATTGTTTATCAAGCCATTTAATTATAGGCATCATTAAATCATCTATAGCCCTCTGACCATCCCTCAGAACTCTCCATGATTCAATCTGTTTACTAATTCTTTTTGCGTATTCGCTCTCTGGATTACCTCTTAATTCGGCTCTTGCAAAATCTGGTACTATTGGTCGGTTCATATATTTTCAGCATTAGTTAATGCATCTCTCATTTGTCGCTCTGTGGCTATCGTAACTTCTCCATCTTCTTCAAGTTGATTAATAGCAATCTTTAACGCTCCCATTAATTCAGTATGTGAGTCTTTTAATTTTTGAACCCCCAATCTTATCCATTCATCATGAACATCCTGATGTGTTATTTCTTTAGGTGAGAAGGAGTCACTATAGTCTGAATACGCTTGCATACATTTCCATAATGGCGTTGTTATTGGATCGTTATCTTGCCAAAACTCCCTATCAAATTCTTTTGCCGTTAGTGGTTTACCCATAATTGTTATTGTTTTTCAGTTAATATAAATAGATAAGTCATTCCATCGCCTCGTAAATAAGTATCATTTTCACCTAGTTTAGATAAATCAACTTCACCCATCTTAACTCTTTTAATGTTATGGGTTTCACCAAACCTCTTATGTATTACACTATCCCTAAATAGTTCTGAAATTGTAGCCATAAGCTTATTTATTAATGATGGATTGTATTTTTCATGATTCAATTTCAAATACTGTTTTAATTTCTGTTTTGTGATACTCAATAATCTTATTTAAGTATTCTTTTGCGTCCTCAAGCGATTTAAATGAGCCTAGATAATCCTCATATAACGAGGAGCCATAGCCTTGATGAATTGGATATCCTCTATCGGTTACGGAGCACCAACACTCTATATTTTTATTAGACCAGATGCTTTCATTTACCTTATGCCCCCATGCTTGAATAAAAAACAATGGCTCTTGATCTATTTGTGGGGATTTTCTTATTCTGTATTTCATGTTCCGGTTTCTTTTGGAGGGTTTTTTACTCTATAAAATTTGCCGTCTCTAATCTCATAAGCTCCCATATAGGCATCCTTCTTTGGTGGCGGTGGCGGGTTCTTCATCTTGCGATCCCATTGTTTATAGGGCAAATTCAATATTGGGCGTATGATGAAATACCATATCAAAGTAGCTATACCTAATCCATATATAACGCTAGTTAAAAAGTCAAATAGAATCTCCATAATCAGTTATCAGAATAAGTGAACACAACAGGCGTACCTTTGTATGTCCATGATGTAAATAGATCACCCCAAGTATATTCAATAGATAAGTCCTTTCGATCCAACGGTATGTATTCATCTAAATCAATCATCAGTTATTAAAAAGGAAATTTATAGTCCGAAGTAGTGATAAAATCAGGTAACTCTTTAGGAATATTATCTACTTCCATAAATACGCAATCACCCATAGGCTCACCCTGGAATTTTAGAATATTCATTCCTAATTCAGTAGTTACCTTTTGTGGATGAGAAGTAAACCCCGCCTCATATGCACCCCTTAAATCATATTTTATTACATCCATCAGTTACAATAAGTTACAGGCATGACCGTAGTAGCTCATTAATATGCTCTTCGTTCGTCTTTATTCTCAGGCTCTTTCACCATTGGTCGTTTAAAATAAGCCACCGTAACTCTGCTGCTTACTGCACATACATTAATCAGTTCCCAACCATCTTGGCCTAATTCATTTAAATCATGGTGTATGTTATGTAGCATCTCAGGGTTACCTGCCGACCTTGTTATATATTCCCATTTTATCATGTCTTTGGTATTGCTACTAATTTATCGTTAAGTAGCTTGTGGTTTATTATCTGTTGTTTGGTGGGCTTCCAGCCGTCCTTAATTCTTTGCTCTAATATCTCAGGAGTTATGGGTACTAATATATTATAGGGGAATCTTCTTCTTTTCATGTTTTAGGTATTATTCTCAATTCACAGTCCACTTTCTCGCAAATATCTTCGAGCAATTTAGAGTTAGGCGTTTTAAGGTTTCGCTCAATCATTGATAGGTAGCCGCTACTTATACCCAATCCTGGCGCAATATCCTTTAGATTTAATCCCTTTGCCTTACGGTGTATCCTTAGTATTGTGAAGTCCATTAGTTAAATTCAATGTATGATTCTATAGAATTAGGAAATAGATTTATTTCTTTCCCAGTATTCAAATCAATTAATTGATACCAATCAAAAGCTCGTTCATCAATAATATAAATCAAATACAATACTCCATCAGAGCGCCTACGTGGTTCTATCTTTATTAACTCTCTTGCTTCGTTAATTGTATCAAAACTCCCATCATGGTCATCCCAACCACCCTGAGGGTAGTAGTTATCCCCTGAAAATAGCATGTATCTTTTTGCTTTCATAACTTAACCCAAACCCCCTATGGCCGAGCATACTTATATAGGACAAAGTTAAAAACAAATAAATAGAATCCAAGTCTTTTCAGTAACTTCTTCGCCTAGTGGGGGCTATGGAATAGTCAGTAACAGATGTACCCCGTTGATACTTGCGGAAAGACTCTTTGAAAACCTCAGCGATCAAATATCTGAAGTTGTCGCTACAATGACCTAGCAACTCTACTCCGTTGGTCTTTTTCTTGATCATAGTACCATCTGCCGCCTCCTGAACAGTAGTATAATCCTTAATACTCTCAGTACATCCCTCATCAATAGTAATCTTAATATCATCGTAATTAATTTCCAGAATAGAATTGATAAAATCCGCACTCATAGCCACCGGAGGATTACGAGAAGGCTTCCTGATCTGACATCTGAAGTGAGGCTCAATTTCATTCCTGAGCATAGTGAAGTAGTTATATCCGGCCTGTAGTTTAGCGTCTTCCTTTTGTGAGGTAGCATCTCCGTAGATGTAAACCAGATTATTCCAACTCTGGGAACGCACCCATCTTACGAACTCTTTAGCGACCTTAATCAGTTTGTTCTCAGGATGGCGTAAGCATATCTCATGAAGCTGTCGCGCCTCTTTACCGTCTATCTGCCAGATACTCAGTGCCGGATAAGGATTTACGTTCTCATCAAAACTTATATGAATAGGTAAGTCCAGATCAATCTTTAAGTCTTTAACATGGAGTTCGTAGCTAAATGACTTCCAAAATGCCCCCTCTATTACATCTTGTACCTCCCAATCCCCCTCTACATACCTCTGGTACTTAACCGGATTGATGCGTTTTAGCTCTTGAAGGCTATCTTTAAAACTCTGAGGTATATTGGGGTTATCGCTTATTAAGGCAGGGATATACAACCATTTCTTCGGTAAAGTGCCATCCAGCCACTTATCATAGATCAACTCTTTGGCCCAGGTCTTAGTGGGATTAATAGTCATTAATATCTGGGGTTGAGGCTGCTTTGCGTTGGGAATTATGTAGCTTCCTACCCTCTCTAGTGACTTTTCAAGGGCTTTTAACTGAAGCTCCTCTACTTGTTCCAAAAGGATAAAATTCACCTCCAAGCCGTTCCATCTGAGGTATTCTTTATCTTTCTCATATCCTTCAGAGAAGAAGAACATCTTTGACCCGTTAGTAAATGTCCATTCAAACTGAGGATCGCCTTTGTAATGTCGGACAAAATTAGAAGGAATAGCCTTATCACAAGTCGGGAGCATGTTTTTACGTAGAACATCAAGATTCTCTCGGACTATCATTGATCTTGAGCCAGGATATAGCTTGTGGAGCAGTATAAGAGCCGCTATTGCGTTAAAACTCTTTCCCCCACGGATTGCACCACCATAGCATACAACACGGTATTTCTGGCTTAAAACAGCGTTTACGAATTGCGCTGCCTTTGGAAAGTTGTCTAATCGGACTAATACTTCTTTATCAGGGGAAGCTAATTTCTGTTCCATCAGGAAGGAAATATGTCTGCGTTACTTCTATCGGGCCACCGCCCTCTCCAGTTATTTGTTGGGGTACTAACTTGGCGCATATCCGATAGAAATCAGTAGGGTGCTTCTCTGCCCAAACCTGCAATCCATGCCCTTTTTTTTCTTCAAGTGCCTGATAGGTTTCAGCAAGTAAGTCCTTAAATTGTTTGGTTACTTTATTCTCAGAACCTTTTGGCCTTCCTTTACCTTCATTATTTCCTTTCTTAAATGGCATTAGGAACAAAAATAGTTGGGTTGCTCTTTATATTACATGAGGGATTATGATGCTTTATAAGTACTGATTCTATAGCGAAAGCTTCGAGTTCTGACATGTTTGCACAGATAATTTTAATATTATACTCACCGACATTCGACACATAGTCTTGCCATAAATCGCCTCTTTCCTTATCCCACGCTCTATAGTTTGAACCTTTGCCTATATAAAATACTTCTTTAGTTTCTTTGTTGATATGGTAGTAGACGTAGTACTTACCCGTCTTAAACGATCCTATCAGGTCGTTATATATATCCCTCTCCTTTATGTGAACCCTTTGCTTTGATCCAAACTTCCTTCCTGCACCTTCTCTCTTACCCCCTCTTTTAGCCATGTTAAACCATGTTACTTTAACGCAAGATACGAATTATCTAAACAACAGTTTCAAATGACCACCCACGGAGTATCTTCTTACCCGTCATTACCCTTAGCTTGCTCTTAGCGTAGGGTATTGGTTCCTCATGAGGTGGTATCTCAAATGATATTGCCCGTTGGTTCTTAGTACATCTTACTTTCATGGCTTCTCGGCTTCTGCCTTTGCTTTCAATTCTGTCATGGTTTGTAGTATTTTCGTTAAAAAGGTCTTAGGAATATCGAAATTATTAGTAAATGTTGTGCCATTTGATTGATGGGTTACTTCTAGTTCATACCATCCTGTCGGGTATTTAGACTTCAGCAATCCTACTAATCCCGTTAGGTTATAGTTAATCCCGATGCTTGACAGTTGAGTCTTGTTGGCGTTTATCTTATAATGTGCCTTTGCTTCCTGATTTTTCATAGGGTTATTTCCTATCGGTATTTATGAATAAAGTAATTGAAGTTCAATCATGTATCCCTCGATCTGCTGGGAATGGTATTTAATCTTACCACTTATTCTCTTTGCATTTAGAGATATTTCCGTTTCCGTTGCGAGCATTGTTATTTTATATTCAGCTCTTGCATCCATCAAGGCTCTGCCTGAATCAACATTACCACATTTATCGTGTTTAGTTTGCTATTAATAATTTACTTCCGCACAAAAGATTGGTAGGTATCTTGGGTAAGTTCCTATCCCCTTTTGCACTTATCTCGCTTACAATCTCAGACAATCCGATGTAGGCTACCAGAACGCACATCTCAGCTACTTTTCGATTGATAGCGATTATATCAATATTGCCTTTTTCTTCAGGGATGTTGTAGTCCTTACCCCTCCATCCTGTCTGTACCGTGTAATGTTTCATATATCTGTTGGGGGTTTCCAGTGAGTGGGTTTTATAGTGTCCCCTGATTCTTCATCTATAAATTCTTGTCCGTTGAACCTCGACTTATAAGACTCATACATCGTCTTCTTAGCTATCACTTTATTTATATTCGGCAACCTATCCTTTACGCTTATCCATTCCTCTTCTCTTTTAGTGGGGAGGGGTTGATCTAACACCCATTTAGCACCTCTTATAAAAGACTTCGCTTCTGCTATTTGCATATCATTAACAAAACTATCTTTCTTACCGTTATCAATCGCCTTAATCCCACTTTCCTCTTCTATCTCTTCATCACTTATCTGTCGTGTAGGAGTGGATAGGGAGGCGTAGGATTCAAGAAGTTCGGTAATTACTGCTATATTATCCATAAGAGTATCACCCAACTCCGTTCCACCGTAATCATTATCTATTTTATATTCTAAAAATTCTTTTGCTTTCATCAGTTGTTAGTGTTGGGGTGTTAATGCCAATTTCCCTCTTTAAAATCCTGATCTATTATAGTTTTAGATTCTTCAGGAGTTTCGCAATATCTTCCTTTTTCTTGTTTTAAATAAGCATCTAGTGTAATGAAGCTAATACAAGGCACTTTCCCTATTGCTAATGATAATTGGACTATTTTCTTTAAAGTAAAATTACAATCACCGCTAAGTACTTGTGAAACATAACCCTTGCTGACATCAAGTTTCTTTGCCAACTCAGTTCTGTTCATGTTTTCTCTTTCCATGTAATCACTTAATTGTCTGAACAACTCATTTTGGATAGTAACCATCCAATACTCTTCTGTTCTAATCAAATCTTTTTTTGGAAGCATCTTATTTATTTTTGATTATCTATTGTTCGTTTCTTGTTGGTAGGGGCTATATTTCTCAAATAGTGTACATAATGATAACAGGCTGTTTTATGACACCATCCAATCTCTTTACCTATCTTCTTCCATGAATAATCATTACTTCCCATATCATCAAGTATTCGCTCAATAGTGGGTATGTGTCCTTGTTGTTCCAATCCGAATTTTATTACCAGCCCCTTTCTCTCAATAGCTTCTGCTAGCTTCTGGATTAGTGGCGGTAGCTTTTTATCACTCATACTCTTTTTCTATTTGGTGTTGGTAGGAGGGTTAAACATTAGCTCCGTTACTGAATGATTCATACAGATATTCCATACCCCGTTTACTTAATTGCTCCTTTTCGGTAAACAATCCTAATTCTTTTACAATAGCCCTTGCAGTACTTCCCGAGCCGTAACCACAAGCCTTTTTGAGCAAAGTGTACCGTAAAATATCTCTCTTTAAAACATCACCGAAGTTAGCGTTGCCCCACGCATGATCAAGTTGTTTATCGGTTATAATTTCTTCTATTTTCATATCAATTCAGTTAAAACGATTAGCATTCCGTAAATAAAGTAGGGTGTAGGTGTTCTTGGTCATAGGGATTCTAGTTTAATCTTCTGTTTGAAAAGTTGTTTAAGGTTTTTAATCTCTGGTATGTCGAACTTTCGAGTCTGGGTTCTACGGGTTTCCAACTCATCGAATGCCTTTTGGCCTATTCTCTTAATGAGCCTCGGACGGTACTCTAACAGGTTGCCGTGGAGGTCGCGGTTACAATGAACGCAAGCAACCCAGATATTGTCTAAATCGAATCTAACACTAGGGTTTCCCCCTTGACTCCAGAAGTGGCTTGCATCCCTTTTTAGTCCGGTGTCTGGTACACCACAAGATACACATTCGCGACCTTTATCCCTAATCTGAACGAACCTATTTACCAGAACTTGAAGTTCTTTTTTGTGGTCTGATAGTGTCTTGTTCTTTTCCTTCATCACCTTTATCTTCCTTCGCCTATCAACACCCTCTTTCTTTTCCCTTCGCTCTCGTAAGTACTTGGTGTACTCTAATCCGCACTTGTAAGAATGAACCACTTGATTGCTATTCTTTGGCGTGAACTTCTGTTGGCAGGACTTAGCCTTGCAAGTACGTGTTAGGGGCTTAGTCATGTTGGCAGACTTACTTTGTATTTGGCGATCTCCGTTTCAACAATGTCTATAATGTCCTCTTGCTTTAAGTCAAGCTCCTTCATATTCATAGGGCTAGGGCTGGCTTTCCAGTATTCCAGCAATAATTCTCCGGTGCGTAAGCCCTGTTTCTTTATTTGGGCTTTAACCTTAGATGCGTATTTCTTAGCCCTGACCCTGTACAATGCTTCGGGTGATAGTGTTTTCTCAGTTTTCATCCTCCTGTATTGCTGGCCTTGTGTAAGAGATAACCTCTGTATGCGTATCGCAAAATCTTAATAAAAGCCTCTCTAAAGACGGTTGACTTGATATTTTAATATTACATCCCTGCTTATTCTCAGCGCAATTTGTCTGTTTGTTGTGTATTCTATTCATGATTTTGGTTTTTGATTAAAGTTTTTATGCTTGTAATATTTCTAAACAAAGCTCATGAGGTATTTTAGAGCGTTCATAATCATTTTTTAGCCCTTGTGTACCCGTTTTACTTCCCCTGGGTGCTCTTTCATGTTTACAATGAGGGTTGTTATTAAAACATTGTGGGCGTGGCTGCCATCCTGATTCATTGTATAGTGATCTTATGTTATTGCTGAATATATCAGTAGGCTTTGCTCTCATATCTCCATATCTACAATACCAAACCGTCTCTAAGGGTATCCATGACATAAAAGGCATCTTCCTAAGGGTAGCTCTCGGATTCTCGATGTAGAATTTAGCCTTGTTCCAATATTTTAATAATTTAATGGTGTTCTTAACTAACCTATCGCTTTTAGCTGCTAGTTCTGTCTTAGGACTTCTATCCATATTCCTATGGTGAGATATGGCTGCAAGAGAATATGTTGTGCATGGAACACTAGCCCATATAATATCAGGTATAAATGGTATATCTTCAGGCGTAAGAAATTCAATATCCTTAACAAGATCGATCGATCCGAATTGATTTATATCTACGGAAAAACATTCATAGCCTAGTTCATCACAGGCTTTCCCTATAGATCTACTTCCTGCAAATAATTCTATTACCTTTAACTTCTCCATACTTCTAAATAAATTGCTCGTTTCTCCTTCCTCCACTTAGAAAGTTGCCAGTTTAAACGACTATCCCTAACATCAGAAGTTACGTTTCCGGTATATTTATCCTCAAACCTATTACGGGGTCGCGTAGCCTCTGTAACTGCGTCCTGGTGGAGTTGTACCGCTATATTGCCAGGGATTTGGATATAGTCTTTTAACAGAGTGGTATAGACATCACCGTAATCAAGTATTCTCCCTCCGTTTTCGAAGTTGGACTTTAGCTTATCCCTTAGATGGGCTATTCCTGTGGCCCTGTCGAATTCCTTTGGTTGGTAGGTGCTGAAAGTCGGTTGGTTGGGTTCGGAGTAAGTGATATTTTCCTCCCCCTTTGAGTATATTTTATCGTTCCAACACTTCTGGTTTAGGTATGTGATTGGATGCTTCCTGTACTGCCTGTCTGGTGTTGACCTGATGTACTCAGGTAGGGAATCCATACAACTTATCTGATCTTTAGCAGACATGGTGTTCCACTTCCTTTCAGACTTATCCCTTGACTTCTTATTGTCAAATTTATTCCAAAATATATTAAACGAGCTTTCCATTTCCTTACTTATTAAACAGTTCTTCCCTTGTCGTTTATTTTGGTAATGGCGCAGTTATCGGTAACTTGTTTTTATTAATCTTCATCTAAGTCTAATTCTGTTTGCCCCTCTGGGAACGCTCTGTTTAAATGGCTCATAAACTTGTTCCAGTTAGCCGATATTCTCATAAGCACTATTACCTGCTGCAAATGGGCTTTAAGGTGAGGGTTGCCTAAATCATCTGTGAGCCATTGAAATAGCTTCTGTTTGCGCCTTCCCTTTGCATCCTTTGGGTTTTTCTTGCGAAGCTCAACCAGTACGCCCTTAGGGAGTTTTTCATATACAATGGTATTGGTTAGCTTCCCTACGAGTAACGGTTTTTTCTGGGTCTGGTAGTAATCCCATCCCTTTAGCCTGAATATCTCTTTGTAGAACTCATCTGGGAATGTCTTAGCCCATCCTAACAGTTTTTTACTGATATAAGCCTCTAGCATCTGGTGCAGGGCATCCCGACTTCTTACCTCCTGATAACCCGTTGCCTCATCCACAAGGGCGTTAATTCCCACCATAGCAAATCCCCGCATTAGTTCTTCGCACTGAGTGGCGATGTGTTGCTGTTGAGGCATTAATGTCTGTGCTTGTCGTGCTGCTAGTACCACATCGCATATATCTGCCAGTATGGTAGCTTCATATCCATAGGCAATACCTCCATTCAGGGGAACGAACTTAATAGGGTTGTTGATGCGATCCGCTAACTCTTTGGAAACGAAGGGCTTAATTGACTTTGCAGCTACAAATTGCACCAACCGATGCGAACCAGCTTTTCCGCCACCTCCAGCCATACCTAACGCCTTCATCATTTGGATTCGTACCAGTATGCGTTTCTCGTTTTCGAGTACATAGCAGGGTATTTCAAACTCTCCTAATTTCAGAGGCTTATCACCTCCGTATTCAGCTTTTAGTACTTTGCTCATGTTCTTTCATGTATTTAATCTTGTCCTCAATTTTGGTTATGTGTTTGGGCATACCTACTTTCTTGTCCATCTTGGATTCCATCACGTCCAATTCCTTGCTTAACTCTTTGAGTTCTGCTAGACCTTCTTTTATTTCTGTATCGGTCATTTTATTAGGTTGTGAGTAATCCTCTTTCCTCCAACCAATCGGCAGAATCGCCCCAATCCCATCCTGTTGCATCCTCAACTAATTGAATTAAGTCTGCTTCGTGTATTTTTACGATTAAGTCCTCGGATATTTTTTTCTTTGTCATATTCCTAGTTTTTATTTAATTCGTGTTGGTGGAAAGTAAAATTTCATTAAATATTCCCACCATGCGTACTCCTTCTCATATCTGTTTCTGTAAATTCTTACAATTCTGAACCATTCAGATTGAGCAGGAGTTTCCCCTATTCTTCCATTCATGCTGAAATCAAGCACTCTTTTTTAGTGTATCCAATCCAATTAGAAAAACCATCCGCCTCAAGGAAATATCCATAATCAGGGTTAGACTTAGGGTACTTATATAAAGTTATGTTTTTAAATCCGCAACTGGTCAGGGCTACAATCATTATATTATGGTAACTATATACAAGTTTACACCAAATTCCGCCCTATTTATCGCTTTTCTCTTTTCTTCGATCATAAATTGAAATTGCAATGATCAGTCCTACTCCAATAGCCCAGTGCAATGGTTCAGTGCCCTTATGCATCATGAAGATTACTGATGAATACACGGCAATACTGCCCCATACAATGATCTTGACGGTTCGTTTACTTATTCTCACTTATCCTCGTTAGGGTTGTAGTCAAGAGCTTGCTTTAGGCTCTTATTGAATTTAGAAGGGTTGTTATTATCTGAGGCTATCTGCTTTCTATATGCAATCAATTGTCTGGCACTTTTTACCAATGGCAATTCTGCAATTTTCTTATTAAAGTCAGTGTATTCGCCCAAATTCTGCTTACTCTGAAATAGATCATCTTCATTTGCTCTTAACACCTCTCCTTTTTCAGTTTTTATCATGTCCCTAACTAGATTGGCTAGATTCAATGCTTGTACTTCACCTTTCATTTCTAAAAAATCCCAAGTAGCGTTTCTAACCGAATCGTAACTATCCAGAATTATTATTTTTTCTCTTTTGGGTTTATTGAGTAGCTTTTTTGTGAGTGCAATATTATTATCAATACAGTATTGCTTTATTCTTTTATTGATAATTTTGGGGGCTATGTCCAGAATCTCGTTTCTCCAGTTGTTAAATTCTGCAAAAGGGTTTTTAGTCCCACTTCTGGCTACAAATACATCTTTATGCGCACTTTCCATTATTTCCTGATGGGCAACATATTTAAAAACTTCCTTTAAACGAACTAGGTATATTATTTGGTCGTGGCTAAGTAATTCGAGAGAGTATTTTTTCTTTTCAAATTCCTTTAATCGCTGAATTTCTTCAATGAGATACAATTCAAACTCAGGACTTAACCATCCGGCAAACTTAATTGCAATATCCAAGTGAGCATATGTTCCACCATATCCACCGCTTCTGGTAAATATTCCATTCGCATTCGTTTTTTCTATCCAATATTTTATCGATAATGTTGTGGATGGATTACTTGCTACCTTCTTGATGGCACCTAAATGGGTGCCATCATAATTTGGATTATGTTTCTTTTCCCAAACATTCAGAAAGTCTAATGTCTGTTTGTTTTTTAACCAAGCTGTAATAGACTTCCTTCTTTTCTGAGCATTGGCCATATCTGTCAAGTTGATATAGTCGTTCCTTTCATCTGAAAACAGACTAATCTGATTGCCTTCATATTGTATTATGGAATTTTTTTCAGGTGCCATGATTCTAGTTTTTAATCAATTCATTATAGGTTAAACGGTGTCCGCTATTTAGGAGTAATTGGTTCACCCTTGCACCTTCTCCAAAGGTACGGGTATTGTATCTAAAACTCATTTCATCTACATACTTCTGTAGGTGCTTTGGAGACACGTAATGATATACTCCAATGATTGATCTCTTAAACAAGCTCCAGAACCCCTCTATTGAGTTCGTATGGATATTTCCATTGCGCACATACTCACCAATTCCATGATTCACTACGAAGTGCTTATAGTATCCTTTCAGACGTCGGTATGTATAGTTTTGATCCGTCATTAAGATTGTATTTGGTGGAAGATTCTTTAATACAATGGGAAGTAATTCCTTTGCATGGGTACTTGGAACTACTTTCGCTTTTACTTCCTTACCACGCTCTAACAACCCTATGATTGCAGTTTTACCGCTTCCACCTTGTGCGTGTCCGCTTCTCTTATTAGAATGCTTGTTTTTCTCCTTACCACCAATGTAGGTTTCGTCTACTTCAACTATACCACCCATCCATTCGTGTTCAATCATAGCCTTGCGTAGCTTTCTCATATTCAAGAGTGCGGTGTTTCTAGCTATTCCAAGATCACGTGCCATTTGACGACCACTGAGGCTCTTTAGTGCGTTCATCATTAATGACATCATCAGAAACCATAACTGGAAGTCCATGTGAGTCTTATGGAACACAGTTCCAACCGTTACACTGAATGAAGTTCTACAAGAGTAACAGTGGTATCGGCTCTCCTTTGGTACTGGAGTAGCTTTAGTACTGGTGCAGTAAGGGCAGGTAGGGACACCGCCCCATCGTACCTGCTCTAAGTGTTTAATGCAAGCCTCTTGGTCTGGAAATTTCTTGTATATCTGGACGATGTTCATATTAATAGTTTTTTCTGATATGGTTTACCATTTCTTGTTCGTTATAGGCTATCACTGGTTCTTCTACTCCATCAAAAGATATTTTAGTACACATAGCCCTATAAATCATTTCTGTTTTATCCATCTTCTTTAGAGTCTTCAAATAATCTCTAGTCTTGCTTCCGTCTTTCAATTCCTTTACCTTAACCTCTAATAGAAAGTAGAGTAATTGCCCCTTTGTAATATTCTTAAACTCCGCTTCTTCATAATATCCAGAGAAGTCTTTTTCCTCTGTCATCTTCATCCACCCTATAAGGTTGCCCTTCTTATCCCTGAAAGTCCTTTTGGTTATTTTAGTAGTTGAGTTCATATCTATTAAATTACAAATCCGTTAAGGTTATAATTGTTCAGTTTCTCTGCTATTGCCTCCATGTTTTGAGTACAAGTGTTAATCTCTCCAACCACTTGAGGGTATGTAAGGTCTTGACCTTCTGTCATATTCCCTAGATTAATTTTGTATTGAGAATGTCTGAAGTATGCTTTTAACATTGAGAGTGCGGCTGCTTTAGTAGTTTTCATTTTGTAGGACTTTAGTATTTGTTTGTTACCTTTGTATATGCCAAATATACGTTATGTCAGTTAGAATGTTGCATAAAAGATTACGGATTACCGCAAATACTTGTTACCGATAACTGCGCCATTACCTTTATTTTCTTGTATTTCCTAATCATTGCGTTACTTGCAAGCCTTACTGAAATCTGTTCTTTCTGTGCGAAATCGTGTACCTCTTGATGGTGTTCCCGACAAAGTGGTATAATAGCAATCAATTCTTTTTTGGTATAAATCCATTTGTAGGTAGTATGATGTAATTCAACTTTCTTGCTTCCACAAAATAAGCATTTTCTGTACTTTCTTCGTCGCTTAGTCTTGGCTTTTAGGCGTTTCCAAATCCTTTATGCACTTGCCATGTTTCGCCACGAGTCATTAAACTGATAAAATTGGTGTATATAGCTTCATAACTTGAAATTGAGCTACCATAAAACAATTCACCACAATTTCTACACTTATAAATTGTTTTCCCTGTATCTACGCACATAGTATATTTTGTTAAATTGTTTGTTAGGTTAAATTCCGTTTTTCTATAAGGTTTTCAAAGTAAATCTGTTCTTCTAGGAACTCCTCCGATGAACATAGGTAACATCCATTCATAGCACTCCAATCCCTGAAAGCCTCAGTAAACGTAGCCAACTCAGCACTATCCATTTTGGATGTCTCAGCGTAGATCGTAGCACCCTTATCGTTGATAGTGTAGTACTCCAGAGCGTGTTTTACAGTCTGTTTGGCTTCATCCATGTAATATCCGAAATGCTTGCCCCAGATTCTAAATAAAACATGGACGTAACGATTTGCGTCTAAACTTCGCTTTGGGTGTATCTTCTTTACCTCGCACTTAGAACCGTCTTTAATTAGCTTGTTCAAGTACTCCTTTGCCTTGTTCTGGTCGTAGGTCTTAGAAAATTCGTATCTCATTTGTCAAGTATATTCATTAACTCATTGTACTTACGGATAGATATGTCATTCCATAAACCACCCTTACCATGCGCCTTATCCGTTACTATCTGATTCTCTACTGCGTTGCGTAATGCTGTTAGTTTTACAGAACAAGAACCTGGACACGCTTCTTCATTAGTTTCCTTACCGCAAACAGTACAGAAGTTGTATTTAGGTGTGTATGGGTGTGGTAATATCATAGGAGGTCTTTACATCTATCTCTGCACCAGCTTTCCTGATAATCACATATTCTACCATATTTCCGGTGAAGAGTTTTCATACCTTCAAGGTTATCTGAACATATCACATCCCAGATGTCATGCCATACACAATCATATCGCTCTCCTTTGGGTGGTTGATATTCAAAAGCATCTGCGTTAATTATAGTAACCCTCTCATCTTTTTCATAGGTTGGTGCTGATAATTTAATAACGTCTCTTGATTTTTCAATTACAATCACCTTTGTTACTTCCTGTTTTTCAAGTATCGCTTTTAAGACAACGCCAATCCCTAAACCATTTATCAAAACAGAACCCTTAGCTATTTTAATGAAACTCCCAAAATCCCTTATTTCATCGGGAGTGTTTGACATTATCGTTTGTCCGTTTCTTTTAAGATATTTGTAATTACCAACAGGAACAGAACCACGCCCTCCTTGAAATATAGCCCTAAGTCTAGTTATTTTTGCATCTTCTTCTGATACGATAAAAGATTGTACCGCCCAATTCCCTGAAACTCCGTCAGGTACATTTATTGTTATCTCTCTCATAGCTCTAGCGCGTATTGATACGAAGTGTTGTTTCGCTTGTTGAAGTTCCTAATTAACATATTTGCCCTTACTGAAATACTCTTTGCCTTGACCTTTAGATAAGAAATAGCAGAGGTCAAATCGTTTTCGTTCCTTATAAGTGAATACCCTTTTTCACTTGACATTATAGGGTGTCCATCCTTAATAAGCTCCATTATAAACAGCCTCATTTTCCGATCAGATATAGTGTGATCGCTAAAACTTACCTCGCGCCTTAACTTAGAAAGTAAATCCTTTCTCTTTATAGTACCCTCCTGTTCTATTATCATTAACAGGAATGATTTTACAGTCTCTTTATTCATGGTCGTTTTATATTAGGAAAATGGTAAATCATCCTGTTCTGTTGTCGCTGGTAAATCTGGCTTGTCCTCATTACTTCCATGAGTTTCTATCTTCCAACCAGATAAAGAAACGAAGTGCTTAGTAATTCCTTGTGGATTCTCCCAGGATCGGCACTTTATATTCACATTGATAAGCACTTCCATACCCTCAGCGAACTGATTTAGCATATGTTCTTTGTTTCCCGTAAATTCGATCTCAATCTCTTGGGGGTACTGTTCATCGGTCTTTACTAAACAAGTCTTTTTGTCTAGCGTCTTACCGTCCCTTATGGATATATGCTCGGTTTCGTTGATCTTAGTCAACACTCCTATTACTTTATTTTGTATCATGATTATTTATTTTTTACTTCTGATTTCCTTATGTTAATAATATTCTTAAATGCGTGTTTCTGAGTGTTGTTAAGCGTCCCCCATAGCACCTCTAATTCTAGTACTGTATTAGAGTTCCTTACTGCTAGTGGTATATCCATACTCTTTTCCTCTGTTTGTTCCTTAGTGGTCGCCTGTGTGGGTTCTGGGGTGTCCTTTGGTCGGTTGTCTTGGCTGTCAAAGTCTAAATTGTTGTCCGTTATATCAAAGGCGCTCATTAACATATACCGTTTCGTGTAGGTTTCGCACCCTCCCATTTGCTGAGTCATATTAGTAGCCGTCATAGATGGCATCTCGGTACGCATTTCAAATTCCCACGTATCTAATTTATTATCAGCTACCTCAATATCTACCAATAGTAATTTGCCGAATAATCCAAACTCATCTTTACAAAGCGAAAACATAGGAATCATCTTTAGCTCCTGGCAAACCGTATTTACTAACTCACTTACCTGTGAGGGGGTGAAGTAGTTGTATTTACTGAATGTATTCCTCCCCTCCTTTTTAATAGAGGTTTCCTTAATTAGCTTTCTGGCTTCTAGTAACTTTTCTGTGATATTCATTTGTTTTGTATTAATGGTTAATTACTGATACTAAAATAATGCTCTCAAACCCATACTCCTTAGTAGGTTCGTCAAAGTCTACTATATCACCGTTATCGGTTTTCCATACTTTGATTTGATTTTTACCTAACGTAGCATTGTAAACAGTCCTTAACTGCATCTTTTTATATGTACTTTCTGTCATTTTATAGGTTTTTGATATTTATAGTCTCTCATTAATAGTCTTACTAGGTGATCGTTATACTCCTCTGTTTTAGCATCGTGGATTAAATCACGTTCGCGAATTATCTGAAATAAGTCCTTAGTGCGGATCATAGGTTTCTCTCTATCCAGTTGGCTATTTGTTTGAAGGACTTGCCGCCATCGTTCATTTCTATTAGAACCTGTACAGGGGGTAATGACATACTATTACCATATTTACCATTTATTGCGTCCATGTACTTAGGGATTTTATCAAACGATGATTTAGTGCCTCCATTTCCGGGCCTTTTATCCATTGCCTTTATTGATACTCCGTGAAGATGACATTCGACCCCTATGCAACAGAAATTACCATCCCTATGTAACGCACCCTTGCCTTGCTTATACTTTCCACTCCTTAGGGCTTTAAGCCACTTCGCTTTAAACTTGGGTGGTAATTTTGGGTATGTTATTTTCATGCTCTTTCTTTTTTAAGGATTTCTACCGCCCTGTCATACTCTCTTTTTAAATGGAGCTTTAGGTTAAACTTCTTTGCTATTTTAGACAGAGGGGGCATCATTTCTGAAACTGTCTCAGCCCCCGTTAGTGCTAGTGCGGTCTTAGAGAGCTTTACTATGGCCTCAGGCTTAAATATTTCTTTGAAGGGATCGGATTGTTTATTTTTTATACTCATCGGTTTCTGTATTTAATTATTGCTTGCCTTGAAATAAATTCAATTGAGCGTTTCTGGATCGTTTGCGCTTTCGAGTAGCCTCTGCCTACAACAAAGCAAGTACTTAACAGGCCATTCGTTAATGGGTAATTCTGGGTTGAATTCGTCTGGAAATTCCATAGTTTTAGGGTTTAAAAGTTCCTTTGTTTCGTATTATATTCTTCATTATGTGGATAAGGGCTTTCTCGTCGTTCAGTAATAAGTTTATCCCTCTATACTTTTTTGCTTTTATAATCGTTTTCCATGCATAATGCCCACGATTTTCACAACTATCATACACGTCTCTGTTTTCAAATGCGCATTCAATAAGTTCAAGGTTGGCAATAGGGAACATTGTAATTCTACTTCTCATATCGCTATGATGAAATGAAGTCATATCTAATCCTTCATCATCTATCTTGAAGTCATTATGCTTGTTTATAAATGAATAGAATAGGCTACCCAAAGCACAGACTTCACATTTTTTTATTCTAGGCAGAACTTCTTGAAGTTGCTTTCCTTTGAATTGGGATTTAGTTTTCAGTATAAAGTAAACTCCGGCTTCTGCGACAATCTTTTTTGATTTGATTTGTAATAGAACATCCTTTGCGATTTCTACGCATAGCTCTGCTTTGGTTTTCATTTCCTTTTTGTTTTAGTGGGTTTACCCCGTTATTGGTTAATCTGTTACAGTTTAGATTCGTTGGAAATTAGGCAGTTGCTCGCATACTTTCTCATAAACCTCTTGAACTGCAATTATATCCTTTCCTGAATAGTCTTGACGGTTACAAGCATCAGCCAACAGCTCATCAGAAATAATACCTAATTGAGTAGCTCTAAGGAGGGCAATAGATAGTGTCATATTCCTATCGCATAAGTCCGACCATAGTACATATAAATCAGTACCATATATACCGCATCTATCTGCATTTAGAATAAATCCCAAATTACCCATTCCGTCAGGGTCTATTTCTTCTGATTCTTTAAACGCTCCCATTATAAATGTCATTGCGCCTGGATTACCTTCGCACATTTTTATAGTGATATCCATAATACTGTCTGTTAATTGTATTCTTTGGTCTTTCATTTTGTAGGTTTTAGTTGTTAATCTTATGCAAGTATAGGTATAATCTTTTATACCCACAAGGTTTATTTTGTTTATATTTCAACAAATGGTGGTTTACCCGATTGGGGATTGACTTAAAAAATCTTTGATTTCCGTGGAATCAGCGTTAAATACTATTTGATTCCCTATTTTATCGGCACTCAGCTTGCTACTGCTAACAAGTTTGTAGATATAGGATTTGTTGCATCCCTTCTTATCGGCTAACTGTTCTACTGTGATTAGTTCCATAAAGCAAAGGTAATCATTTATACCAAATTAACAAATTGTTTCACCTATTCCGGCCTAAAGAGGGTGAGATAAAAGGAGGTTAGGACGTAAACACATACTCCGATCCACATAAGCACATAGATCAAATTGGCGTACTTCAACCCCCAGAACATAGGAAGGTATTTCTTTGAAAGAGGCTGGAAGAGTTTAGCCCATGCGAGGTTAACGCGCGTCATTGCGCTGCTAAGAGTGTCTAGCTTCAAGTCCTGTCTTTGTTGGTAGTTGAGTAAAGGGGGGATCATTGGTTAGGGGGTTCAGTATAAATCTTCGCTATATAGCCAAGTACTACTGTAATTTAATTTCTCAATTTGACCTGATTCTAATGCTATTCTTGCACCTTCAATACGATCAACAAACCTATTATGTGTTGTTAAAAAACCCTGAACTTCCTCTCCTGCTTCGCATTGCCTCTTGCCTGTCATGATAACCATTTGATGTAAGCAATGGGGGTGTCTTAATCCACAAAATACGATACCTCTTTTTCTATCTGTTCTTATTCTTGGGGTTGGTAAGTCTTTATACCAAATTGCTGAACAAACTATCCTTTCTTCTTTCATTCTTATATAGTTTAAAGGTTAAAATTCTTTTCGATGTACAAAACATTCCTGAGTGTCTATCTGAATAGTGTTCGGTATAAAGGAAACGTCCTTATCGAGTTTGTGGCACATACCATAATGTAAAGCACACTCACCCTCATTAAATTGGAACTCCATCTTACGGGCTTCCTGAAGCAATAACTTAGACTTTTCCGGTTCTCCTTTACCCTGCCAATGTTCAGCTCTTAACAGAACCTTCATTCTCATCATATTAAAATGATCCTTCTGCCATCCGTAATGCTTATCTACTGAGGTTTGACGCTTAGGTATGCTACGCTCCATAAATAGGCAATCACTACAATTACAGTCTAATATTTTAAGTTCGTAACTCATCTGTAATCTATTTCAATATCTCCTTTATCATTGTTGCATTTTTCACATAAAGTCTGTTTGTTAAATACTCGATTCACCCCTCCCTTGGACGTGGGTTTAACGTGGTCTATTGTTAGATTGCATCCCGTACCACACTTTAAACATTTATAGCCATCTCTCTTAAAAATATTATGTCGCAGTTTCGACCTTTTTGCATTTCCGTTCCTCAGCGTCTGATAACCCCTATCCGAAAACAAACTCTTATCGACTCCTACTTTAAACTGGGATTGATCAGCGTAAATTGGCTTGTATTTGTTCTTAACCTTTTTAGGGTTTCTACCATTCAATAGATCCTGAACCATAGGGATAGTCAAGAACCAATCGTAATCTTTTCCGGTGTTCTTGTTATAGAAGTAAACTACAAGCCCGTAAGTCGTTTGCATAGGAAGAACCTCTACAACATCAGGATACTGATAATTAAGATGCAGCCATTTTTTTGCGAGTTCTTCAATCATAGTTTAGGACTTCGTGATTTTTTAATGACCTTAGATTTGGATTCTGTCCATCCCAAGATACTATCCTCACATTGCTTGATAATTATCTCTTTTTGTTCCTCTAATTTTTCCTCTATAATCATCTTTGTAAATTGAGTAACAAAAAAGTCATTCATTTTAGCGTTAGGTTTAAGACCGTTAATTCCTTTTGATTTTTCAAGTAATTCTGATACTGTTAATTCTTTATTCATAATATATATTTATAGTTAATACTCTTATACTTACTACCTAGCCTGAAGGCATACCAACTCTTTACCTGAAATCCTTAATTAAAGGATACAAGTCTAAGTAAAGGTTTATTTCAATAGCTTATCAACCTTACTTTAGCTTATTAATCTTACTTGATAACTCCCCAGTTAACGAGATAGGTATCGAATTTTCAGTCTTACCGTCCACAGTTGTCGTGGTATCTCACTAAAGAACCTTCCAATCGGTTCCCTATTTCAAATTAATTGTAACTAAACTCTTTTTGTGTAAGTCTTTGCTATAAGGACTCGTGCAGTAGAGTAGTATAGAACTGCTATCTATTAATACAAAGGTAAAAACTATTTTGACTAAAAAAAGAAACCCCCCAAAAAGTTTAGAACAATCTGGAGGGCTTATAACCTGTAATAGGTTTGAGTCCTAATAGCTAGTACAAATATACGAACTTATTTTAAATCAAAGAAAAATAATCAGTTATCCGGTTGCCGCTTATATTGACCCTCATACAGATAGATGTCTCTGTCGGCCTCATCTCTTTAACTTAATCCTGGCTTTTATTCCTCCAAGTATTTTGTTAAGATTGGTCATTAAACATATATCTCAAGTTGGAATGTGTCGGGAAGCTCTCTGTTGAGGTCTTTTAAAGTGGATTTAGATCGAGTAACATCCCTATGTCCGTCTCCGTCAATGTCTGTATGAGATAACCCAACCGCAATGCAGCCCTTTAGCTGTCGTTTGTAATTTGCATTGTGAACCAAAATATAACTTCTGTTTGGAACATCCAATATGTGAAAATGATCGCCATACTTAGCAGAATTACGCTTAACAACAGTATATGTGCCTTCAGGAATACAGCTTATGCGACTCTGATTATCTTTGTCCGGTAACTCCAGGGTTCTGCATTCCCATTTAGGGAAATTGTTATCATCGTATATTGTCCATATTCCAAGAGATTGGAAATCATCCTTTTGGATACGCTGTATTTTTACGTGCATTATTTATGGTTTTGTAGATGCCATTTGTTTTTCTCGAATAGCCTTTAACTTTAATATGATGTCCTTTTGACCCATATGAACCTGCTTCACCTCCGTAGCAATAGTATCTAAGTAAATACAATTCTTTTTGGTTTGCTGATACTTCTTTTTTACAAGGTATGTACTGTCTGTTACAGGTTTTGTTTGCGCTGTGGTATAGCTTGCTATTGCAAGGCTAAGAACCGTTATGATTGCTAATCTCATCTAATAGTGTTATTATGATTTTTTGATCTGTTTTCATCTCATTTACAGTTTCCCCCAATACTTTAACTCGTTCGGCTACTATCTCCGGTTTTGTGGCCTCCAGTGCTTTAACCTTATCGGTTAAGTAATCAATTTTAATGGTCATTACCGCCCTTTCTGTTTGAGCGTCTGCCTTTCCAGTAAAATACGAACCAACTCCGGCAATAAGAGAAAATACTAAACCTAAAGATATTGATACCCCCTTATCTTTTCCGCTCATAGCTCAACCTCCTTTACTCATCTTTATTTGAATGCCTTCTTAATCTTATGTCCTACACCACCAGCAACCAAAGCAGCCGAAATACCGAGAAAAAGAGTCTGTTCAGATTCTCCTATCCATCCCTTAGCTATACCATAAGCAGTCATTAAAGAAACAATCGCTCCAATTGCAGTTTTTTTACCGTTGAACCATTCTCCTACTTTTTCCATAATCTATAATTTAATAACATTAGAATTTCCGTAAATACTCTTTAATTCAGGTAATATGTAAAATGTCCTTAAACTGTCTGGTGTTTGAACAGCCTTTGCCGAGTCAATATAAACTTTATAAACCGTTCCACTTGAATACCATCCATTGCTTGCTAGGTCTACGTTGGGAAGTACTTGTTTGTTCAAACTATCATATATAATAAACTGAGGCTGATATAGAAAGCTATCCCCCGTGGTTTGAATGTAATGATAAGATACCCATACCATATTAGAGTCCGATGAACCCCCTGTAATGGTTGTATCTATACGATAAGCGATCAAAGTGTCAGAACCAGGATGGGGAGCATTATAGATTACCGTGTCTACCTGTGCATGAACTGAGAACGTAGACAATAAGAAAATAAGGGTGAATAGTTTTTTCATGTTATTAATTTACACTTCTGCTAGTTTCATACCAGGAAGTTCCATCGTAGATCAAGGTAAGTGTCGTATCATCTACCGAAGTAAAAGCAGCACTCAAATCAATTGTATTTGCGCCATGTCCATTATCATCTGTTATAGAAATCTTGTTATCTACAAATATCATTATTAGATATTGACCTGATGCCGCACCTGTTATCGTTGCTATGGTATTATTACCACCATCGCCTGTCATTTGCATCACATTGCCTGTAATTTCAAATGTAGTTGCTGCTACGCCCAAGGTGATATCCTTTTTTGTAGTTGAAAAAGTTCTTTCAACCAATACCTTTCCATCATTGGTTATTGCAAATAACTCATCAAGTGAATTATCATGTACTAAAAATGCTGTGTCTCCAGAAATATTGCTCTCGGCAGCTACGTATAATTGAGCTAAAGGTTCAGAATCATCAATAGATGATATCCCTATAATTACCGCATCTGTTGCCAATATAGATGTTTTACTCCCCCCTCCGGCAGCCTCTGCCTTAATAGCTGGTGCATTCGCAGATGTAAATCGTCCTGCATTATTGCTATTCGAAGAAGAGACAATGCCCAATGCACTACCACCTACTGTAACGGAAAGAGTGGCACTGTTGAATGCCGAGATCATAGTTAATGGCCCTCTGTGTGTAACACCCCCACTTTCAGTTATGTGCCAGCTTGCCGAATTATTTCCGTTCTCCCACCTAAATGATTCGGTTGATTGACTAGTCGACCCATTTGCTTTTATATGAAGTTTTACGGTTGGATCAGATAATCCTATACCCACATCTCCCGCATTTTCAATGATCATTAAATCAGTGCCTACGTTGTCCTCCACCAAAAACACATCATTTAAGTTCGTTGCATCCAATCCCTGTAATATTGTTTGATTACCAGAGAATGTGAGGTTATTTGATCCCATTGTAACAATTCTATCCCCTGCTAAATCATCATCCTCGCTATAGATAGTATTGCCTCCAGATGCAGATATAGCAGCACCAACAAACGCACTATCAACAAGACTCCTAGAAGTATATTGGGAACTTAAATCTGTATTATAAACAGCCAAAGAATCTAATAACAAAGTATCTTTAACATCTACCCTTCCCCCATTGAGAGCCTTTAAGCTATCAACGATTATCGAACGATAACGCTTCTCTGCCTGACCGAATGTAATCAAGGGAATAAATATCAATATGACAAATGCGAATTTTCTCATTAGAATTGTATTTGAGCGCAAATAACATCAATATTAACTGCACCACTATCATCTCTTTTAAATTGTATTTCCCAAATTGATTCCCCTGTTGTAAGATTGGATAAAACACCCAAATCTGCTATATCCTGAGTAGTGGATGTAAGCCCTGTAACTTCTGCTATTACCGCATCACCATTAGTTGTATCAATAACCCTTATAGAATGAGCAGGAGAACTACTACTGGCTTTTTTTATCACCCTTATTCCTGAAGGCACTCCTAATATATCTATTCCCCGGAATATAATTGCCGCACAAGTCTCGTAAGTAAGCCCTGCGTTTTTAGACACAAAAGAGTTTGGATCAGTGGCAAAAGATATTGTTACATCTTTAGCTGAGTTGAATTTGGCGTTTGGGTCTAATTCTATTTCATCAATCTTTAGTGACATATATTAAGATTCTCCATGTTTGGTTGCGATCCATAATACCGGATTTGATAATACCGGATTTGAATTAGCATTGATTACAAAACTACCAGCCAATTTGCTTTCTATTGTCCACACCCTACTGTCTGCCCCTTCACCTATTATGGAGATAGAATAATTAGCATCAGTAAAAGCAGAAATAAATGTAATTGTAGCTTTTTTGGGATTTCCTGCAAAATTTCCCGCCGCCTCTTCTCCAGATTTTTCCGTAAGTCCTGCGGAAGCCGATGCTGCTTCGTCTATAGTGACTGTTATTCCCATTATATACTAGCTGTTAAATTGACATTAAGCGTTCCTGCTGTAACTGAATTGACAGTAATTACTAATCGGTAATTAGCATTTTTTGCCCCGTTAATTTCTATGAAATTTAAGTCTGTTCCTGATCCTAGTGTAAGGACTGCACCTACTATATCCAGAAATTTATTAGACTGCGGATTAGTATTTGTCTTTTCTACTTGTATTGTTGCATCTGCTGCATCTAATCCTGACGTATCAAACATAAAGGATAATTTACCAAACCCGTTTAATCCAATAAAATCCAAAGTTGTATCTCCTAAAGAAAGATCATAAGTCTGATCATCTTGTCCGAAATCTCCGTTTATAAGTCCTTTTTTAAGTGCCATGTCAATTTGTTAAAATTACAAAATATATTAGAGTGCCGTTACTTAAACCTTCTATTTTAAATCCAGTCGTCTGTTTATCAAATGGTTCATCAAAACCAATACCTGCATTATCAAATATGCCAACTTCATACACGGCACTAGCTAGAGGGGTAGAAAATGTTATTTGATTTATTCCAGATGTTATTGCTTCACTTTTTGCTCGGTAGACGTTGGTTACTATACTAAGAGAATCAGTACTCTTATTGACCATGCTATCAATAATATCGTTATCCATCTCATTATGAAGCGCACCTGTAATAGCATTGATGCCGTTTGTATTAATATTGGCATCATTAAAGGTTTTGAGCTGTACTGTGGTTCTTTGAGCCATTTAGAAGTAATCTCCGTTGTAATCCAGATTGTAGTCACCACTCAATAACGGCGGTATCTTCAATCCTTGTGCGTTATTCATAGTAATATTTCCCAAAACTACAAAATCTTTCACGTTTTCATTACCGATATTTACCTTGTTGACAGTAAGTTGTTGACCGCTTATCAGCTTTGTATTGACTGATAAATTGTTATCATTGATTAACACAAACAACTCTTCCAACGTCCCAAATTCTTGAGTCGTTATATCAAACAAATTTTGACCTTCTAATACTGATAAAGCCATTATTTTAGTTTAACCGCATCAATTTTTGTTAGTAACTGATCTAAAGTACCGCTTACGTCGATCCTATTTACTCGGTAATTATCTGCTTCAAGATTGTTTTTGATCTTTATTCTTAACTCTTGTTTAGAAATACTGCTGTTTATCTGATCGGTTATCCCTACACCCAAAGTAGGGAATTGATAAAACTGCCCTGGTTTAGCTGAAATGATAAACTCAATATTCTGTCCATCACTATCACCAACGACCAAATCACCGTCTTTGATTCCAATATCGCCATTTATTAAAAAATCTTCCATTAGTGTGTAATTTTAGTATCTTCCATATCCCCTTTTACTGTTAGGGTAAGTTGCGCTCCAAAAAAATTAGTAAGTGCTACCTTAAGTGCTGCACCCCCATCATTCGCTACCGGAACCCATCCTGATATAGCTGTCTTTAATGAGTTTAAATCATTTTGAGCCTTGTTCATTTGAGTAACCAAATCATCTATATTAATCAACCCTCCATTATCTCCTCCATTGTACTGTACTAAATCAGTATCAATCAGAATCTTTTCTAACTCAGAGGTTAAAGATACGAATCCTGTTGTTTTATCAAAAAATGAAGCAACTATAAATGATCCCTCCTTAGGGATTAGCACAATACCCGTAGTGCCACTTTCTGCCGCTTGTAGTCTTATACCGGCTCTGGGTGCATTAGCCTCAATAGGTTCAAGATCACACGTTCTAGCGTCTTCGTCTACATTAACTGCCTTGCCTAATATGGAATAGAAGTTTTCCCGATCTATTTGATTGGCAATAATCTCTTCAAATACTTCCCTAATATCACGTGACATCCCCTACCTTGTTTCTTAGTTCAACTATCTGCCCTCCTCCATCTACGCCAAATGTAGTAACTACTGTCTTTATCAGATACCGTCCGTTTTTCTCAGGCAACCTATTGTCAATATAGTCTATTCTATCGGAATGCTCTATTGTGGGTTCTAAAAATGTTGTGAAACTTCCTTCAAAGCCTTCCCAGATATACTTATCAATGTTCCTGGTAATCAACTGTCTTATTAAATCTTCGCTTAACTCAGGCACTTTCCATGAGTTTACAATTCCCCCTTGTTTTGGCGTTCGGCTTATTACGGTTTCTCCGTTATCCTTAAACCCAAATAAGAGTATTACCGAATTGTCCTTTTGCTTGGATTCAAACCTGACCACCATTCCCCTATCATCATCCCTTTGAAAAGTAAGATTGTCATCAATGATGTTAAATTGGGTGTCCATAACGTGAGCCAACTTATCCAGAGAAAGAATAGAGTTCAAAATTCTTACTTGCAGAATATCATCTTGGAAGTAAATATTATATCCGAATTGCTTTTTTAATACCTCAAATACTGTAACCGCATTCACAAAACCTTTGTTATCGACTTCAAAGCTTCCTATTTTAGCGTCTTTATCGTCGAATTCTATTGTTATATTTTCTAATCCGGCAGTAGCATAATTAATTACTTCCTCAATAGTGGTATCTATAAACTGCTTGGATACTAGATTTATCTGCTTGAGTAACCACATAGAATCCTCACACTCCAGTACCAGGGGGCTTTCGGGCCTTAAATTATTCACAAATCCTGTAAACCTCCTTTGCAGTTTGGGAAAATAACCAATGTTAATTTCTACCACATCCCCTCTTTTAAAGAGGTTATTAGTTCCGGCGACTATTACCTGATTGTTTCTTATGAACTTATTCGGTAGCGTTATAGTGGCGGTGTCGGTGAAAGTATTCCAGCTACTTTCTATTATTAAGTTGGTAGCATAATCAAAGGTGAAATCCCCTATTTTGATCTGACTGACAAGGCGTTTCATCCCGTTATGATTATTGTCTCAGCAGGAACTCTTGTTGTTATATCAATAACATTGATAGGTGCAAGCTCATTTAAGTTGATTGGGGTATCAGATAGCATATTAATAGTAAAGGTCTGAAAATTCCTTACCCCTGGTTGTTGTGGGATATTGTAATCAGTTATAACTACATTGGAGTCTTCTTTTAAAAACATCCCCAAAAATGTACTCGTTACATTTAAACTATCTGGCACTTCGCAGATGGTAATCAGTTTATTCACATCATCTTCTGGATAAACATTGCCAATATCTCTCACCTCTCCGGTTTCCTCATCCATTTTACCTGTAATAATTCCTGATAAGGAAATCAAATAATCACCTCTTGAAATAAACTCCTTAACCGTTCCGTCTCTACCCTGAATAGGCGTTGTAATAATGTTTTTGGTTTGATTTACCTCGATTATCATATTAGGGATAATCAACCCTAAACCAGCCGCACCCTTATCATCTGGGAATGGTATAGGATTTGTAGCATTTATATCATTCACTTCAAAGAAGCTACCACCCTTGAATGTAAAGGGGTCTAAGATGGGAGTGCCTAGATAACTTATTGCATCTGCCTCTTCTTGCAGGGGGTCAATAACTTCAAATTCTTTTTCTGCACCTTTTGGGATTCCCTGCCCTTTAAGAAAAGCAACTGTTTTAATCAGGCGTACTCCAATCCCAGGAACTACAATGTTTGGACTTACACGAGGCGTTAATCCTGGCCCTATACCAAATACAAATTCTGCCATTTTGGAAGTTTAAACAAAAGTACATATTTTTGCTATATCTAGTTCAAATGTAAAATACGCAAGTCTATGGATGGTTTGTTGCATAAAAACCGATTCCTTTAAGATGATAAATGAAACTATAAAACTACACAACATGAACAGGATCACTCCCCGTATTACTATCACAGCCAATACAACCAAGCTTAGACAAAAGCTGGACAAGGCACTAAAGGCAATCAAGGAACTTGAAGATTACGAACTTGAAATAGAGGTTACTTCATAGTAATATCAATACTATCTGAGAGCTTCTTGCAGCAAGCTCCAGATTTCTTAACAGTAATAGTTTCCCTTCTATCAGAAGATATGGTGATAGTTAATCTTGTGATTACACAATCTAAACACCGCATAACCTTAACGTGTTTCTTAATCTTATCGGCGAATAATTGAGCACCAGAATTCAAAGTATCAACTGTTAAACTCTCGGTTATATCATTCTTTTTTCGCTCTCTGATCTTCTTTACAACAACTTTTATCATCCCCAAATATATCCTAATTCCTTAGGATGTTAAAATCTCCTATTTATAAGTATCTGATAATCACATAAGTATCTGAATATCAAATTGTTAACGTAACTATCTAAAGCAATAGTACGTATATAAATAAAAAGGCAGATGCTGTAACACCTGCCTAAACATTCAACCAGTCCCGTAAGACATAAACCAAACGCTATGATAACAAAGATAACAAATTCAAAGAAAAAAATATCCCCTTTTGGCGGCATCTTCTTCGTAATAAACGACCTCAAAGAAAAAGGACTTTCCAAACTTATAGATTCTCACTTGGGCATGCGAGTTAAGCAGGCCAAGTACTCTTATTCTGACATTATTTTAAACTGGACTTACTGTAATCTCTGTGGTGCAGAACGCCTTGAAGACATAGAAAAGCTCCGAGAATCCCTTGATATGAAACTACCTTCTCATGATGCTCTAGGTACGGTAATGAAGTCTTTTGCCACTAAGACGGATACTATGAAAACCTTAAAAAGCACCCACCAATTCAACATCCATAGCCCGATGAATAAGCTCATGATCAACATCGCTTTAAAATTAGGTCTTTTAAACAAAAAGGAGTCCTATACTCTTGACTACGACAATACGATCATAAGAGCCAGAAAATATGATTCTACCAAAGCCTATGACTTTTCAATGGGCTACCAGCCAGGGGTTTCTTTTATTGATAAAGTGCCTGTTTATATTGAGGGGCGCAATGGAAACTCCAGTGCTTCCTATAAGATACTGGATACGATAAAAAGAACCTTTGACAACTTGGATAGCGCAGGAGTCAAGATAAACGTATTCAGAAGTGATGCAGCGGCTTGCCAGTCGAAATTAATGGACTATCTGGATGATAGGGGTGTGAAGTTTTTTATCCGATACAGAAAGAGCCAAGACCTTTTAGGCATATTAAAGCATTCTCCCCTTAAGTGGGAAGAAATGATGATTCGACATAGAAAATGTGATGTAACAGCCATAGATGCAAGTGAGTTGGAACATCCCGAACATTCTTACAGAGTGGTAGTGACAAGATTCGTTAATAGCTCTACTGGAGCATACGAATACAGGGCAATCGTTACTAATAATTTAACCCTGAGCAACAGGGATGTAATTTACTTCTATAACAAAAGAGGAGCGATAGAAAGGAACTTTGACGACCTGAAGAACAATTTTAACTGGCATCATTTACCATTCTCCTTTTTAAACGAGAACACGGTATTTATGATTATCTCAGCTATGACTTACATAATCTATCAGTATTTGATCCGTAAATTCTCTAAGAAAGTTGATTTTGTAAAGAGCAAACACCGATTAAAGAACTTCATCTTCCACTTCATTGTATGTAGTGCAATAATGACCGGAGGGCAATTACAACTCTTCACAGATAGGGATTATAGTCCCTTGGTAGAATAGGTATTTATACTCTAGTGAGTGTTCCTGAATAGTACGATGTTTGGGGATGGTTAGAATAGAATATAGAGTTAACGGTAAAAAGGTTAGCCCTGGAGGTGTAGCTAAGGCTGTGGGTGACTCAATATCGAAAGATATATTAGACGATATAAAATCTGAAGTGCATAATATAGTGAAGGATATGAAATGCCCCAAACACCCATCCAAAACCCTCAAGATAACATTAAACCTAATTAAAGAAGTGATAAATATTAAGCTAGATGGTTGTTGTGATAACTTTTTAAAGGAAGTTGATAAAGCTATTTCTTAAAGTCGATTTTAACCTCAAAATTCTCAATTTCTTTCATCAGAACAACTACCTGATCAATCTTATCTCGTAATTCGGTTATATTGGTATTGATTGTAATAATAGATTTTCTCATAACGAATATGTTTAGTAGTTTAGTGCTACTATTCGTTAATCAGCGTACAGTACTAAGCCCCTCTGCCAAGGGGTTTTCTTTTGCCCGAAATTATAGGCTAATCAAAGATACTACATTTTTTTACTTGGTAAGTACCAACTTTTTGACCGTAACCCCGACACTGATAAAGTAAATGCCCTTTCCGTATTCTGACAAGTCAATCTGCCCACTCTCTCCGGTAAAAATAATCTCCCCCAGGATATTGCTTATGTAGACCAGTGATTTGGGATGAATATTAATAATCCCAGAAGAAGGATTGGGATAGATTTTAAAGCGGTTAACTCCTAAGTTTTCTATACTTGTGCAATTGGTAACAATAACGCTCTGAGACTCTGAATCAATACACCCATTTGCATCCGTATAAGAGTAGTTTATAGTGAAGTTTCCCGATCCTGTTAAGAAGGGATCAAAAACCCCTCCAGCTATCCCTATGCCGCTAAAAACACCCCCTGAAGGTAATCCTGTTAAAGCACTTGCGTTGCTGTTAGTACAATATAGACTATCAAGTCCCGTAAAACTAACCGTTGGCAATGAGTTAACCGTTAACGAAACTTGAATGATACTATCACATCCATTTGGAGTTAGCAAACTATCATAGTAGGTGTTAGCTGTTTGTTGATAAGTTCCAAATACCATAGCACTATCCCCTGAACACATCTCTAAATCACCACCTGAATATATTTGAGGTGCAGGACAGGTAAATGGAGTACAATCCAACATCATTTTAACCGGAATGGTAGTATTTGTAGCCGTGTCATTACCTAGCTGTCCTGATCCGTTATTACCCCAAACCCAAATAGTAGAATCACTTCTTTTTGCTATGCAATGATGCGCCCCTGCTGAAATCTCAATTACACTGTCAAGTCCTGGTACTTGTATTGGCGTTAGTTCATCTATAAAGGTGTTATTTCCTAGTTGGCCTAATCCGTTCCATCCCCATGTCCAAACTGTACCGTCTGACTTTAATGCTATTGAATGTCTTTGGCCTCCGGCAATAGATATTACATTGGTTAATCCTGAGACTTGAACTGCTGTGTTTGTTGTTTGGTCTATTGTTGTTCCGTCTCCAAGTTGTCCATATTGGTTGTCTCCCCATGCCCAAATCGTACCGTCATCTTTAAAGGCAAAAAAATGCTTATATCCTGCAAATACTTTAAATATACCCGAAAGATTCATTGAAGTAATTCCATTATTCCATACCAAAATAGTGCTATCATTATTTAATACAATTGTGTGGGCCTCTCCTGCGGTTATATCAATAATACTTGAATGGGTTTGTATGGGGAAAAGCTTGTCTGTAATTACACCATTTATCTGACCCGCAAAATTAGAACCCCACATCCAAGCTATAGAATCATTATCAACAGCAATATTATAAGAAGCCCCTGCCACTATTTTAACAATATCATTAAGCCCTGGAATTTGAATAGGGACGAGACTTGAATCAGTACTATTATTACCCAATTGTCCAGATGTATTATTTCCCCAACTCCATACCGTTCCATCGGATTTCAAAGCTAGAGAATGTGAAGCTCCTCCCTGCACTGCTATAATATCTGTAAGTCCGATACCTATTGGAATTAACTCATTGGTTATAGTACCATTGCCTAGTTGTCCGATAGAGTTTAATCCAACTACCCAAACCAAACTATCTTCACATAGCATTATAGAATGCCCATTACCTCCATTGATGGTTTGTGAGTGTCCCGATAATGAAATGCAAATTAATGTAATCAATACTATATATTTCATAGTTCGTGTATTTCAATAATGTTACAATTCAAACCTATAGTAACAGAAATGCTTTGTTTTACAACTCCTCCAAATGCGTTTTTCCCTCTGAATATTGTATGTATAATTATTTCGTTATTCATATCCTGATAGGTAGTTTTGATATGTTCATAGCTATCAGGATCATTCATGGATTCTTTGATTAATCTGGTTAATTCTATATTGGAGCCATCCCAGGCGCTAAAACATTTAGATATTATTTCATCCCTTCGGCTGTTTTCTTCCTCTTGAGTATAGGGCCACTTAGAGGGTTTCACGGTATCTCTTGTTAGGCCAAGCCATATTATAGAGATTCCTATTATTGCAACAATGCCGAATTGCAACTTAATTTTATTAAGCCCTTGCTTCTCGCTTTGTGTTGACATACTTAAAGTATGTAACTACCAGCCCCGTATAGTTATATGTTTGTAGAATAGGCGTGGGCTGAGGGTTTAATCCCCCTGTAATCTATCTGAGGTTTGCAAGAATCAAAACAGACTACACCCACGCTTTACTAGCGCGGTGAGTGTGATAGTCTCTTGATAAATAATGGTGCAAACCTCAAAGACTAACGCATATTATCGCTACTGCGACAAATCTAAAGTAATAAATATTCACCTTATAGAGTATAAATACTTGATTTTCTATCCATGTTATGTGTTTGGGTATATTTGGGAATGATTAAAATTAAAATACGAAAAATACAAGCCGATGATATAGCGTATTCTATGGCTAAAGATACCGCCAGAATCATTGAAAAGGATCACAAGAAAGCTATATGTAATATACACCCTAATAAAATATCATATTTGATTCTTACTGTTAGGGGAACAAGAACGAATTTGAGTAAGGGTTCTTTTTGTTGTCCCAAATTCAACAATGAAGTAAAAATCAAATAGCGATTTTTTTCCTACGGGTTTTTGCCTCGGTTTTAAAGTTGTTTATCTGATAAATCAACTTTTTTAATCGGGTTATCTTTTCTGAAATCTCACCAAGATTTGTAGAATATTCATTGATTTCTCCTTCTTTTTTAAATGTGCCTTTAAACTCAAAACCATTGATCTCTCTAATCAACTGTTCCAATTGATTAATTTTATTTACGAGCGTATTAGTATTGGCTGATACTTCAATAGCTTCCATGAGACTTGCGTATTTTACATTCAAAGATAATAAAAATTATCTTGTTTGTATTTGCACATCAGACAGAGCAGTCAATAATGCCTCTTTAACCTGTTCTTTAATAGCCACTGTACCCTCCTTTAAATTAGTAGTTGATATGGTAAAGTTTTCAATTAGACTATCAATATTGAAAGTAATTATTCGAGGGGCTGCACTAGTTATTTTGGTTATACCTATTTGTCGTTGTTGGGCTTTTACTCCAGGCGCGGCGGCTTGTATGTCTTTTTGAACCTTCTCAATCCTTTCCTGAATCCCTAACCTGGCAATATTATCCTGAACCTTTCTGGCTTGTAATGTAAGGTTTGCAATAAGCCCCCTTTGTTGTCTCAGTTTTCTTTCTTTAAAGGCTTCACGTCTTTCAGCAGTTTTGCTTCCAAATCCAGCAGTTACCGTTCTGGCTTCCTTTAATCGAGTAAACTCTGCTTGCGCCCTACCTCTTTCAAGCAGAATGGCACGAAGCCTGTTTCCTTCAGCAATCTTTCTTTGCAAAAGTTCAATATCAATTAATTTGGCCTTTTCAACGTCCAGGTTTTTAAAGTACTTAGGAAAAATTCTCTGTAATTGATCCAATGCACGTTTTTGAACAAAATCAGCTTTTGATTTACTATTTAAAAGGGTGATTAAATCCCTTAGCTTTTCTGTCTGTTGTTGTGTTTTTTCTGCTGCTTTGCCAAAGGCAGTATTAAGACGCTCTTGACTACGCCTTACTATTTTTAATGTCCTATCATATGTAGCAAACAATACAATTAATCCACCAATCCCAAGTACTATCAATCCTATTGGGCCAGTGAGAACTGTAAAGCCTGTGATCAAAGCGGGTAGAATAGTGGAAGTTAAAAACCCCAAAATAACTAGAAGCGGCCCCAGGGCGGCAACTAATCCGCCAATAATTACAATTGTCTTTTTAGTCTCTGGCGACAAGGCCGAAAATCTTTCAACCATTGTTTTAAATATTTTGACCACCTTAAGGGCAGGGGGTAATAATATCTTACCAAATCCAACCGCCATATCGGATAATCTAGCTCTTGTGATCCTTAATTGATTAGCAAAATCCTGGCTAGTTCTGGCAAAGTCCCCTATTGCATTTTTACTTTGTTCCTGCGCTATTTGCAGAGTAGCAACCGCTTTGGCCTGTCGGTTAGTTGCAAAGGTCAAACCTCTTTGAGTGTTTAATAAAACCCTTGCCTTTACATCCGTATCAAGTATGGAAATTCCTAAACTCTTAACGCTTTCACGTTCACCCAGAAGGGCTTTTGTAAGTGCGGCACTCGCCCCCTCTGCCCCGCCTGAAAAGTTGGTGAATGAGGCTAAATCAACCGCTAATTTGTTTACTTGCGTACTCAAATCCAGGGCAGACTCCTGAGTAAAACCAAACCCTGTTAACAGGTCGCCCGTATCGCTTAATAATTGCTTTGCTGCTAAACTACTTAGCCCGAAATTGTCCCGTAATTCCATTGCGGATTTAGCGGCATCCGAAGATATAGAAGAAAAAACAACACTAAATTTAGATTCAGTTTCTTCAAAGTCAGAGGCTAGCTTTAGAGTCGCCGCACCCAGCGCAACAATAGGCAATGTTACTGCTAAACTTAATCTTGTTCCAACGGCCTGAATCCTTTTGCCAGTTGCTTCTAGATTCTTAGTAATGCCAGTTAATTTGCTGGAAAAGTTATCTCTCAGACTTATAATATATTCTACGTTTCTAGTAGCCATCTATTGAAGTTTTAAAGGTACTGAGGCCATTGATAAGAGACCCATTTTTGCAAGCCAAGTCATCTCGCATTCTAATTTACATAGCTCGTCTAAATCCATTGCATCTGGGTCTTTATGATAAAAAAATCGGATTAACGCCTTTTTATGAGCGAACCCGATTACATCAGTCTCAGTAAGACAGTATTTTTCTAATTTTTTTTTATCTCAACTTCTACGGGTAATAGACATTCTTCTGCGATCTTTAAACATACAGACATAAGGAGTTTACCGTTCTCCTTAATTTCCTTATCACATTCCACCATGCAAACATCAAATATTGCTTTACCTCCTCCTGCTAGATCAACTCCTGATCCAGACGATAGTGCCGATAAGCCGAAAGATATCTGCTTAAAATCAGGCTCAACTATTACACAGTCCTTGCCATCAACGGTAAATGTAATTTTCTTTGCTGTTTTTGTACCCATTATTAACGGTAAATAACGTTAGATATAATGAAGTTTAATGTCATTTTCATGTCGGTATCTCCCTGAGTTCCTGTACCTCCATCATTGGTAAACTCCAGATTCTTTAGAACATGGGTTTGTACGTTCTGGGGATTCCCGAATATAAGTATGAAATCACTCGCTGGTAAAGCTAAAAGGCTACCATCAGTAGCAATATCCCTAAGTGCCTCAATATCATTCATGGAAAGCTCTATTGAACCACTAGACTTAATATCTGCACGACCCCTTGAAATACCTCTGTTTCCCGTACCAGGATTGTCAACCTTTTCCTGAGTCTCTTCATAAGTAATCGAAGTCATAGACACCAAAGGCACTCCCAAGTATAAAGGGGTTATCTGAGCGTAATCAAAAGCCTGTCCATTAATCAGCGGTTGTGCCATACTATTATATTTTTACGGCAAAGCCGATGTTAAATACTATCTGTCTTGCTACGCCTACAGGAATAATAAGAACTCCAATATTAAGAACTGAAGTAGCTAAAACGTCCTGTGTAGGATCAATAGTTACCTGCCTTGCGCTAATCTCACCCGCTACTAGCATGTCCAACAAAGGCTTATCTGCATCATTCTTAAAAAGAGATATAGTGTCCTCGCTTAAAGTACCATCTTCATTTACAAACAGAGGGCCATTTAGATTAGGCAATACGTTTGTGCGAATATTCCTTACCGCTTTGTCTTGTGTGCGATTATTCTCAATAGTGGCTAAATCAGAAGTGGCTGCAATAGCTGTAAAGCTATCTGAATTGAACGTTCCTGAAATTCCTTGAATCTTGCGAAGGAAAATATAATGAAAGTCGTTTAAAGCATTCTGTAAAGACGCTGATACATCCTTAAATAAGTCTCCTGTGGCAAATGCAACCTCATCAAGCCCTGTGCCTGTAACAAGGTTAAACTTAGCAACAAAAGCAATACTATCACTTACTTTGGCAAAACTAACGTTCCCCAATGTAGCACCCATTGTTCCTATCGAAAATCCTGAAATAGATTCTAAATCTTCTCTTAACTCTGTCCAATTAGTACCATCCCAGGGCGCATTGCCTAAAGTGTTGGCCTTAGAGATATATGCTTTACCTTGAAAAGTAACTTTCTCACCTGATAAATATGCCTTGCCATTATCATAAGCTAATTGGTGAAAGTCTCCTTCCTCTCCGATTAACATGCTTACTCTTTGATTAGAAAGAGTAGATATATTAGGTAGTGTAGAAAGAGTGGCAGAACTCAGGTCAGAATGAAATACAACACTAAGCGGTTTGTTTTCTGTTTCCAACGTGTTTAATACACCCTGAGTAGTTGTAAGTTGAGAGCTTGCGAATATTTCATGAGAAAGATAGATTCCCATTTGTCGTATCTCTCCATTTGCGAAGTCCTGAATAGTCGCTATCTCCGCAGCATCATAAGTGTTTTGAGCAAAAATCCCCACCCAAGTAATCCCTTTGGGTTGTAGTCTGAAATACTCTGAAATGTGATAATGTAAAACAGCAAAATAAGAACCTAAACCTCCAGTAAATTGTGTAGGTACTCCTGTTCCTGATGCACTTGTTTCTGTGAATACAATATGCGAGCCTGCATTATTAACAATCCCTAATCTATCTGGTTGAGTAAGGTCAATATCTGTTCCCCCTGTTTCTCCTGCTACCCATCCATGTTTGATTCCTATATTCGTTTGTGCATTTATAGCGTCTTTAAGACCCGTTACTATATCTGATATGGCTGTAGCTCCTGTGAGTACAGTAAACGTAGCAAGTACACCACTATCAATGGAAATAGTAGCTGTTTCTCCCGCCGCCCAAGAACCCCCGATAACTACTTTACCGCCTGTTCCCTTAGTCTCATCAGAATGATCATCAACTATTCCCAGGGCTTCAGCTTCAGATAAAGAGAAAATCTTCTTTATCCTATCATTTGAGGAAAACCCAGAAGGTAATGAGCCTGCCGTATAAAACAGCATAGAGGATAAATGATCATTTCCTGCAAGTGGCCTTCCAAGACCACCCTTTAAACGATTAAATACTATGCTAGGTAGTGGCATTCGCTTCTTCTATTTTCTTCTTTAATGTTTCCTCTTTAATAATCCAATACTTTGGAATTTTAAGACGCTTTCCTTCTGCTCTTAGTTCTTCAATAGATAAACCATTTTCAGAAGACTCTACTTTAGGTTCAACCTTTTCTACTTTAGGTTTTTCATTCTTTTTAACCAGATCACCTCTTGTAATCTCAACTACCGAAGTCTTTAAACTCTTAGCATGACTATCAGCATAACTCTTATCCCATTCGTAAAAGAAATTACTGTCTGTGGTAGCGTACATTTTGTTGATTTTTTGGTCATCAAAATAGTGTCTACCTCTTTCTACTAACTCTGCTTTGTTAAACATAGTTTAGATTTAAAGGGTTATTATGCTGCTTGAATAAGTGTAACGATTCCAGCCTCGTCTGTTCTTAGCTTAGTGGTCTTTGAAAGAACATCTGCTGAGATTATAGTACCGTAATTCGGTGCGTCTCTCTCGTTTGCAAATACTTCAATTGATCCAAGTGCCGTTGCTACAAAATCAGGATGCCATGCAATAGCTCCAAAGTTAGCATCATTTGTTGCAGCTGCTCCTACGGCTTTACGCTGAGGGGTTGCATCGTTACTGTATTTAACAACCGTGTTAGATGATCGCTTTATAACATTGAAATTCAATATCTTATTCAAAACACCCGTAGGAAGAGTTGTCTTTCCTATGATATCATCACGAATCAATTCGGTAATAGTGAAAAATTCCTGGTACATCTTAGAAGGCAACATTATCCAACGTCCGTCATCTGGTACGTTTTGATCGTCGAAGACCTGTGTTACACTTGCCAAATCCTCAACTGTCAATTTCTTTCGAGTTCCAGTTGCTCCAACAGGCAGATTTCGTGTAGAATCCGCACCAGTAGTTCTTACCTGATTAGGGCCAAGATCAGAAGCCCAATTAAAGATTCCTTCTTTGGCAATTATATCCATTAAGATGTTAAGATGTTGTTTCATTACAGACTGACGTTTGGCATAACTTATCTGTACTTCATCAATACGCCCAATTCTTACAGGATCAACAGAAAAACTTTCAAGTTCATAATCCAGAGTAGTATCGTCTCTCTCAATTATTGCAGCAGGAAATATGGTTCTGTTTTTCACCGCACCAGGCAATGAACCTGCTTGTGGCACATGAACCGTTTTATTAACTACAAAGGCATCATGATTTACCGATGCGCGTAGAAACTCATTATTTTTAGCAAAGAGAACTTCTTTAATATCCCTTACCCATATTTCTGTTTGTACTGCCATTTTATTGTTTATTAAGAATTAGTCAATTTGTACGGATGTACCATCTGGTAGAAACGTTGTTCCATCATAAGTAAATCCTTGTGAGAATGTTTTTCCAGCAACGCCTGTTACAGTTACTGATGTAATTGAAGTTCCGAAGATTGTGTCTTGGGTTGCGTTTGTCTTGGTCTTTAAAAGAATCCTTGCTCCAGCTTTTACTTCTGGATCAACAGTTAAATCTAAAGTTCTGTTTCCGGTTGCCTCAACTGTTACTCCATCAACAATAGTCATATTGTCGTCAATAGTAAGGGCTTGCGCGCCCGTTGCTGTCAATACTTTTGAATCAGCGAGTCCGAAAGGGTATTTAAGTTGTGCCATGATTTTTTTAGTTTACTGTTTCTAGTTCAACGTCATATTCAGCTTTATACATCTTGTTATAAAGCTTTACATTATCGTTTTTGATTTTGTTCAATCCAGCCTCGTCTTCTTGTTCCCATTTTCTAAGTCCCCAATCCTTACGGTCTTCAGGAACTTCTGTGCTTCCGCCTTCTGCTTCCAATTTGTCCGAGATAATTTGAGCAGGTGTTTTAAGATTGCCTAAGATCAGTTTCAATCCCGTTAAGTCATTCTTGTAATGATCTTTAATCTCTTCCTTTTTATCTTCTGCAATTACACCGTCTTCAACAGCCTTTTCAAGAGTTTCATCAACTAAAGTTTCTGTCATCTTAACTTGTTTGTCCTCAAACGCCTTGATAGTAGTTTCGTGAGCCGTTATCTTGTCAGTTGCTTCGGTAAGTTCAGTTGTTCTTGTTTCCAAGCCTGATACTGCCTCAGTTAATTTATCATCAATTTCTTTAATCGCATCCAGGATAGACTCTTCAGTAGCGTCTTCGCTTAGATTAAGATATTTGGTTACTTTCTTCATTTTTTCTGTTTTTGAAGTGTTGGTAATAGATTGTAATATGTTTGTTATCTCAGCAACAGGCTGTCGCTTTTTTCTTTTGTCTTTATCTATATGTTTGCTGCTGACAATTTCGTCAACAAATCCACCCTTAAGAGCTTGTTTTGCATTCAGCCATGTTTCAGCCTTTAGCATTTCAGACAATTCCTGTTCGGTTTTATTAGTACGATTCTTAAGTATCATAAGCAATGATGCTCGCATTGCGTTTAGTGCTTTCTCTTGCTCTGGGGTTAAGTCCTCAATCTTTTTACCGTTGCTGGAAATTAAAGGATCATGAAGCATTACCGTTCCATAGTCTACAATCGTAACATGATCTCCTGCTAATGCAAATATTCCTGCCATACTAGCAGCGACTCCTACAATATGGGTGTTTACCGTTGCTTCACTATTTGTTATAGCGTGGAAAATAGAAAAGCCGTCCATAATTGAACCGCCTGGAGAATTAATATTGATGTTGATCTCTTTGACTCCGAAGTCTACGAGCATTTGCATTTCATCGGCGAATCCCTGACCGCTTATTCCGTCTGGCCCTACCTCATCAAATAGATTTATTTCCGCTACGTCTTTGGTGACGTTCTTAATAAATTGAGGTGCAAATGATTCGGACATAATTGATTCTTATGCCAACAAAAATAGAGAGTATAAACGGGAAATCTCAAATACGTTTCCTACGTGTCAGTAAATTACCTTACTAAATCTCTATAAATAGTCCTTTCAGAAATAAATAAAGATTCTGATAATTCTTTAACTGCCACCTTAGTACTTGTGGATTGGGATACTATTTTTTTGACGTAATCGCTACGTTGCTGTAATTTAACCTGATCTCTCATTCTACTCATGGTGTTCCGTCTCCGGTTCTAATTACATCATTATCAACGTCTAAATCAACAGTCAAGTCTAAATCAACCGTTCCTCCTGGTATTTCAATAACGCTAGTATCCTTTTCGCCACATTGAAATATGGTTGTTAAAAAGTCCATCTGGAAATCAATTACCCTCTCATGGTCAATGTCTTGACGTTCAGCTACTCTTAACAATTCTGAATAAAACTCTCCTGATAACCTTTGAATTGCAAAATAGACTTTATCAATTTTAGGCGAAATAATAGGAAAACTGACGGTTTCATCGTCTAATTGAGAAAAGGCTATATGTATGGTGATCAAAGAGTTTATCCCTTTTTGTTCCCCTACTATATCTGATTGAGGCCCGATAGATGGCGGTTTTTGATTTGTAGTCCATACCACTTCTCCAAACTCAATAAATACAGCCGGAAAATTAAAAGGCACTTCTTCTTCCTCATTTTCTAACTGACTGTTCCATAGTTCAACAGTATTAATAACCCTTATGTTATCGGTATCTACAATAGATTCAATCTTAGTTACTATATCATTGAATATGTCAAGTTTTGCACTCATTTGAATACTTTATCAATTTCCCTAAATATTCTACGCTCCATTTCCTTTTCTAGTACTCTTGAATTACCTATAAACTCCCTCTCTGGCATTTTAAAAGAAGTCTTGCCAAAGGCTAATCCCTGTAATCCAAAGTTATGAATCCCTGCATACACCACATTGGTGAAGATACGGGTTAATTTAAAGGTAGCTGGCCT